CAGTGCCTGTGCCTGTCTTCTGTGCGAAGGACGCACCAGGAAGATCGATCCATGACTTGCTGACAGGATCTTGGGTTTGCAGCTTTATGTCGAGAGTCGGGGAAGCTCCGAGAACAGCCGTGATGTTAAGGAAAAGTCGAACTCCGCGCCATTTCAGATTCTGTTGCTCTGGTGAGGTGAGGGCTTCAGTTGTGTCCGATCCATAGAGGGCACGAGTGAGGGACTCAAAAGGTACGCAATCGATATTCAACATGCTCATGATTTTCTCCTGGGTGATAGCACTCTCAAGGGGTTTATCACGGCCATGTGAACTATCGTGGCCATGTGAAAAAGAGGAGCCGGTTTGATCCGGCTCCCTTACAACAAGTCCTGCTTGTGAAACTAGCCAGCCAGACGAACCGCCAATTCCTGATACAGAGTCTTGACGCCGTAGATCACGTCAATTCTGGTCGGGATGGCATCATCGCTGATGGTGTATTGCCGAACGATACGCATGTTGATTCCTTTGTAGGAATCACGCGCTGCGAAATGCACGCCTTCAGGCAGTTCCAAAGGCACGGTCACGAGGGCAAAAGCATCCTTGTGGAAGGCCAGGTTCTGTGTAGAAGTCGCGGCAGAAGGATCGAAGAAGGTCACCAGGTCACCATCTACAGGCAGTGCCGTGACGTTCTGGAATGCACCAGAAGCGTAGGGGGCAGGGCTGATAGGCAACGCAGCGAATTCAGATCCGACAGCAGTGGTATTTGCAGTCACAACGAACTGACGCAGGACGCCGGTGCTCTGACGGCTCTGGGGGTTCACTGCGTAGATACCGGCGATGGTGAAGGTGTCGCCTTTCACTGCGGTCACTGTGGCACCGTTCAATCCATCCATGTGGAAAGTGGTGTCGCCAGCGGTAACGTTGGTGTCGATGGCGGGCGTGGTGTTGGACACAGTACCCGTGGTGTGCAGGTTCACGTTCTGATCCATGTTCCAACCGATCCCACCGACTCGACCGATTTCAGCGTCTTCATACTGATCGGACACTGCACGAGCAGGATTGAAGAACGCTTTGAAGGCATCTGCCAAGGTTACCTCAGCAGCCGGATCGATAATTCCATGACGCTCACGATCCTTGGGGGCGGCTTCCTCATTCAACCGGCGAGTAGTCGCGGCCAACGCTGCGAAGGTGGCAGGCGTGGTGCGCGGGGTTCCCACTTGGTTGTAAACGTCCTTGTAGAGTGACAACAGATCGAAGTCGATCTTGTTGGCAATCGTGGCCATTGCGGGCTTCAAGTAACGCTCAGAGAATTCCTCGATGTTCAGAGTCAGCTCTCGTGAGGTGAAAGAGAAATCCACGCCAGCAACTTTGTCGATCACGATAGAAGTGCTCGGCTCGACGATGTTCTGTGCAGACAGGGTGCTGTTGGTCCGAACGGTAAAACGATTCGGCTTTCGGATGGTCAGTGTGTCGCCGATCTTGCCGACAGTCGGAAGAGACTTCCCGAAATACTTGTCGTAGTCCCGACGAACTTTCTTCGCCATGACGAGGTTGTTCTCCAAGATCGTCAAGGCTTCCTTGGTAATCAAGGAGGGGGTCAGAAGGGTATTCATTTGAATCGCTCCTAAAGTTTGGGATAGGCAGGTTCCCAGACGAGCGATGGAGGAAGGGGAGGGACAACCTCTTCACGACAGCGCCTAGAAACCCACCATAGAGAGCACGTTCCACAATAGAACGCACTGGACAAAACCTAAAACATTGTCACTCTCTTGGGTTTCCCCGGCGCTTCGTGACGAGCGAGGTACAACTTACCTATACTTCTTTCGAAGTGTAGGTATTTACTTCTGGGCTCGCAACTCTCGGTTCCGACGAGCGGCGTATGCTTCCATTGACTCTTTCTCAGGGGATACCCGTTGCGTCCCAGGTGCCTTGCCCGTGAGAACTTGTCTAGCGGGTGCCGGTGCTTGGCTCACCTTCGATGCCGGTGTCGGCGTCGGTAACGGCTGAGCTGTGGGCGTCGGTGTCACACCGCCTTCAAACTTTGCTTCAAGTCTCAGAATCTCTTTCGCCTGAAGCCGTGTGGGTAGCTGCTGAATGCGAGCCGCCTCTTGCAAATTGTTGGACAGGAAGTAGGCCACCTCAACAAACTCCGGTGACTCAAACAACGCTTGGTACGCTTCCGATCCTGGTTCTAGTATACGGCCTAAAGTTGCGGCCTTCTGTCCGAAGTCTGCATAACGCTCCATGCCGTCGTGCATCTTCGCAGTTTGAAACTCTCGATCCGTGCGCTGGATCTCGTTCACCGACTCCTGAACCTGTCCAGTCTTCAACTCGATTGCTTCCTGCTTCGCGGTCCACTTCGTGACTGACTTCACATAATCACTGTACTTCTCGAAATCATCTTCCTTGGGCTCAGGTCCGAGTTTCCCGAACTCAGACTTCAAGGACTGTAATTCCGCTTCAGCCCTGTACGCCCGCGTCTCTGCGTCACCGCGTTGCTTGGTGAGTACGTCGATTCGATCTTGAAAGCGTGATGGCGTCTTGACCTTCGGTGCTTCGACTATCGGCTCAGGTGCCTCTTCGTTCGTGGCAGTGAGAATCCCAAGCTCTTCGTTGAGCTGGTCACTGTTTCCGGGGTTTACTGTTCCCTCGTTTGTAAGTTCGGGCTCCAAGCCTTCGCCTGCTGCGACTATCTCTGCTGCTTGCGCGTCAGCATCGACTGTGCCCTGCGCCACTTCGTTGTTCAATGCTGCATTCAGTTCAGCCATTTGTTTTCCTCTCCCCTTTAATGTGTTGGCCGTGCTTCCACGCTTAAGTCGCTCAGCTAACCGGCCCACTAAAAACTATACCACAGGAAATTGCGGCCCTGTTTGCGAGAGCAACTGATCGATGCTCTGCTCTTGTGCTGCTGGCCCCGAGACTGGCGCTCCCTGCGGTGCTCCAGGCGGCATACCTGTGGCCATCGGAATCGGTTGGCCTGTTGCCGGATCGATTGCCATCTGCTGCGGAGCCCCTGGCGGTAGAGGATCAGGAGGGATGAGTCCCTGTCTGATACCGAGCTGCTTCAGCTCCTCCGCGATTTCTTCTGCACCTTCCCAATCCATAGCTTTTGCGAGCCGTGGGCCGATGATCGGCGCTGCATCTGGGTAGAGCCTCAAGAACTCAAGCTGGCTATTGGCGGACTCCTGCCGTCGAGTCGCATAAGACGGGCCACTGGTAACGCGCACGCCGTACTTGCCCTGCCGAACGTCATAGATTTTGTTCACACCGTCAACCTCGTAATGCTTGTTGACCGTGATCTGTTGCGGCTCTTCCTCGTCATCGAGGATCATGAGAACTCTTTCCGTGTCGAAAATCTTTGGTATAAGGTCCACAATGATCTGTCCGGTGAACTGCACAGAAAGGAGCCAGTTTGCAATGTAGACATAAGATCCTGTATCGCCTTCTTTTTGTCGGGCAAGGATAGCTCTTCCTGAAGTCTCATTTGATTCCTGGCCCAAAGCTGGTTTGAAAATTCCACTGGTGTCATTCAACGCTCCCTGTGCAATCTGCATCATTTGCGCGTAGCCCTGCGAGAGCTGCGCTGGTAGCGGCCTTTGCGGTCCGGTCGGCTGCGCCGGATCTGGTTTGAATCGAACATAGGGATAGTTCGAATTGTTCATCTGATCCCATTCTTGCTTATAGTCAGCAATCATGGCGTCGGTCACAAGCCACGGAATTTTCGGTGCCAGCGCGACCTGCTCGGTCAGCATCGTCATCCAGTAGTTGTAAGCGCGTTGCGGATCTTTCATGTCACGGATCACGCCCGACAGATAGTCCTTCCCGTCAATGTGAACCTCTTCGCCAAGCACGGGGATGATCGGGATGAAGCGCCCCGGCCACTCGCGCTTATGAAGCACCTCGGTCCCGGTGATCGTGTAGCACACTACCTTGGAACGCCTCATCGTGCGCTTCCGCAACACGACGATATTCACGTTCGGGTACTTCTCGATCATCACGGATTTCTTGATGACTGTGGTGAAGGGCTTCGGAGCCAGTGCGCCCTCGATCACAGGAGCCGGGAAGACCTGTACCTCTAGTAACTCTTCCTCGATTGCCTCGCGTCTCCAGTATTCAGCAAGACACACTGCGTCCTTGCCGTACCAGTCCGCGTAGTTCCCCGGCGCGCCATCCAAGGCCGTGGGCTGTCCGCTCTTGCCGGGGTTCTGACGTTCAAACGCCTTCTTATTCTGCCACTGCCGCACGATGTACCACTCCGCATTCGAGTAGGTCGGCCCGACTGCTGCGGGGTCCACATACACTGCGAGTGAATTCACAATAGGCAGGATCTTGATGTTCTGATCGAACGACTCATCATCGTCGTACTCAACGTCCACTCTCCACCAGCCGCGCCCGCACGCTGCGGACTGATCGAGTCCCTTGGAGTAGATGTACGACGCGACTGAGGCGTGCTCAATGTATCGGATGATTCCCTTGAGGATGTCCGCCACTTCTTTCGAGGCCGAGCTGTTCTCAGGTACGACGTTCACACCAGGAACGTTCTGTCGAGCATCGCCGGTGATCTGCCGTAGGAACTTCGGGAGCAGGTTGAACTGGAGGCAGGGCTGCTTCGCTGCTTCACGCGCAGTCTTGATGTCTGCGGGCCACTGGTTGCCGACGCGGAACTCAAGGTCTTCAACCGCTTTGTCGCGGAAGTCGCCCTCGACGCTGATGCACGCGACTAGGTTCTCTCGCGCCTCGGCCACGATCTTTGCGCCCTCTTCCTCTGACACGCCCGACTCTTCTACGGGGTGAACTTCGCTGTCAATCTTAGTGTCTTCATTCGTTGCTGATGTTTCTGTCATCATATCGGGCATGTGTTTGTCTCCAGTAAAAAGTCTACCACCGTTTCAGGCGCAGAGCCGCCGCGCACAACTGCTGGATCGCTGCCCACGACTGCACGCGCTCGATCTGCCCCGTGCGCCCATCGAAGTACGGGGCGAGTGTTTCTTGCCGAATGGCTTCCAGTGCGCTTCTCAGGATTCTATTCTTGCGCCTGATCCTGAGCCACAGCCAAGACACAATGGTCGAGCCGATCAGCTCGCCGACAAAGATTTCCAAATCGCCTATGATCGCCATTTCGATTTCCCCTTAGTCCTTCGCTTCGTTTGTGCGCGAACATTGGGTTCAGACGGAACTTCCTGCTCGGTAACTTCTCGTGATAGCGCGCACTTCTTTTCATGGAAAGTTACCGGACGGGAACGGATCAATTCATTGTAAACGTCGGCTTGCGGCACTCCGCGCAGCTCGGCAATCAAGTACGCCTCATCCCAGCACGCTTGACACATCATAGGTATTCCACCTCGAAGAGTTTGAACGCCACCCAAAGCCCGATGGCCAGCACGACCAGGGCTTCACACAGATTCTTCATTCGCTCGCTCATCTCGACTCACCTCGACTCACCTCTTCGTGTACTGATTTATTCCAGCACTGTTGAAGTGGAACCGACCTTTGCGGATTGCGTCTTGTGTGTTGTCCTTCTGAGTTCCAAGAAACAGGTGGAACGGATTCACGCAAGGTGGATTGTCACAGGTGTGAAGGACTTTCATCCCTTCAGGAATCGGACCGAAGAAAATCTCCCACGCGATTCTGTGTGCTTTGAATCGAACCTCTTTTGGCTTAGATCCAACACCAAGCGCTCCATATCTACCGTTGCTGGTCGGCCCAATCCACAGCCAGCACTTATCACTGTCGTCGATCAAAACATAATGCGCAAAGCGCTGCTCAACAGTCCCGCGATTCCATCGATTGAAGTACATAGGTCTCCTCCTAAACCTAATTGTATCACGAAAGGAATAACCCGCATCCACCCGCCTCTGCCATTCGTGCCTGCTTCAACCGGCGTGCGTGGCATGACCTTCTTTACCTCTTCGAAGCTGTTGGCAAACTCTCGGAACGAGTCCGCGCCGTGCGACGCTGCGTCGTGCTTCGGATGATCGCGCCACACTTTATTCTTGTCATCCCAATCGCGTTTGTAGTCCCACAGGTGCTTGATCCCCTTCCTGCATTTCTCTTCATCAAACCAGCACAGGTTCAGCACGCCTCGCGCTGCGTTGATCCCGTCCATGACACCCAAGCTGCGGCCCACGACGATGTTCCGCAGGCCCAGGTCTTCGAGCGCCTGCTTGCGGCTCTTGGCCTGATTGCCCAACTCGCGCACCGCCACGTCATGCGGGAGGTGATGCGCGGCGTATAGGTACGGCCTGTCTCTGAGGATCTTCACGTAGAAGTCAAGGCCCTTGCCCGTGTCCTCGACGTACTCAATGAACCGGAACTCTCGCTGTGAATACTGCATGAACCAGATAGTCGTGCAGTCATCAAGGCCCAAGTCCCAGAACGTGTAGACCGGAAGACGCCCGTCGTGCGGCACTCTACAGACACGCCCGTCATGCTTCGCGTTCTCCATCCATCGCCCGTAGTAGCTGCCCTGGTTCGGTCCTTCGAAGCTCACTTTGTATTCTTGTTTTAGCAAGTCCTCATCCTCCCCTTCCGCTAGTTCGCGGTCATATTGTTCCTGACTCACGACAGGCCGACCGTCGTCTCTCTTCGTGTCGTACATCGACAGGAGTGAGCAGTGCCAGTCGGGTGAACCCTTCGCGACGTTCCATAGGTCGTATGCGTGATTGTGTCCGCGTGGCGTCGTAAGGATCGCTTCCCATCCGCCGTTTTCCACGAGGATAGGCCGCATGATCTTCCGTGCCTGTGGATCTTGCAGCGCGAACTCCGACCACACAATGCCAACGGGGTTCGTGCCGACCATCGAATCATAGTTGTCCGAGCCGATGAGCTGCACCAGGGAGCCGTTCTTCATGCGGATCTTCATCTCTGTATCGTTGGGCTTCCCCGCTCTGATCGCCTTCGGTGCGTAGTCCAAGTAGCGACAGCCAAGGTCCGAGATGCCATCCCAGATCACCTTGCGCGCCTGTCGATACGTGGGCAGCACGTAGTAGTAGATCCCAACACGACGCCAGCTACTCTTGATCGTCTGATTGAACCACGTCACGTCCTTGCCGCTGCGCCGATGCCACACGTCGTAGATCCGCTTGCAGCCTCGATCATGAGCCGCAAGGCTTGGTAACTGATACTGGCGCGGCTGAAAGTTGTGCGGTAGTCTTATCTTCACGAATAGGTTCTCCCAAGATCAGCTTGTCTATCTCATCGGCCAGCCTCTTCGCTGCGGCTTCAATCGCGGGGCGCATCAGTTCCATGAACGCCTCTTTTGACTTGAGGTAGTCCTCATCGTCCTCGCTGAAGTTGGTTGTGAATGCAAGGCCGTGCTTAAGCTCAATTTCTTTCTGCATAGCTCACACCTCCAGGTTCTAACCCAATAGATGATCCTGTTTCCGCTGCACGTACACACCTTACTTGGTTTTTCTTTCATCGTTCCCTCCGAACTTTGAATAGTCTACCAACTCAACGCCATCGAGCACGTCGTCAGGCTTCTCTTCTTTCTCCGGGTCACGCATCCCGAGGTACTGTTTGCTGAGCCACACAGCAACAGCCGACGCACCCACCAGGCCGGACTTTGCGACGTTGAACATCGCCTCTCTGATCTTGCGCTTTCCAAGGGCGCGCTGGCGCAGCATCATCGGACCGTAGGTCTCTTGTAGATTCTCTAGGGGTATGCCGCACAGCTCAGCAATCTCCTGGTCCGTGCATTGGATCATCGCGCTTGAGCCGATGAGCTGCTCATCAAGGATGGGAATGAGCGCGGGCGGGAGTTTCAGCTTATCTGTTGTGGGCGCTTTAGGTTTTGGCGTTCGTTTTATCTTCTTCATGACACAAATGAGCGTAGCACAGGAATTTTCGGTGTCTGAGGAGTATTGCAAAATTTCGGCTGAAGACCTGCGCCAGTCGCGGGCTGAGCCCTGAAACCCAAGGGATTATTATAGCTCTAAGACTAGTGTCAGTGTGTGTATGGTTAGATTAATAATAATCCTGATAATAATCCACCCTATAAGAGAGCGCTACTAGGCTTAGAGCTATAATAATCGACCGTAAATTCCCTTGAAACCCACGAGGCTCTAGGCTCGACAGTCGATTTTCAATAAGACAGCACTTTCCTGTTGACGCTCAAAATCCCTTCCTGTACAATGTAGGATTGCCTGGGAGGGTAAAATGAAATTCGATAAACAGAACAAGAAGTGGTTCATTGACATCTATTTGTCGGTCGATGAGAACGCGCTCAAGAATGGTGGCGACTATCTGAAGTTCAAGTCGGTCATGCACGGACGCGACATCGAAGACGAAGACATGCCGTCCAGGGCAACCTTCTTCAGATGGTTCAAGGAAAGGCGTACGCCCAACCCGACACGGGTAGGTGTAGCCTCATTCCAAGACGCTATGAATATGACTGAAGACGAGCTGCTGAAGCGGCTCTTGGAAGGCACGGCCAACTATGAAGAACTCGAAGGGTGGACGGTGAGACACAAACTCGACGGGATTTGGATTGACGGGCGGCAGATTCACGATGTAATCGAGCCGTTCTACCCTCCACAGGAATCGACCATCGCCACCAGTTTAATCAAAGCCTTCTTCACGGGCTATCTACTCGCACGGAGGAAATCAGAATGAAGTACACGCTACCAAGCATCACCATCTGTTTTGCAGAGAACGGACTGTTCGTCACTGCCGATGGTCGGTATCATGTCTTCACGACATCAGCCGAGGTGCTGAAGTTCGTGGAGAAGAATCAGAAAGAATACCGGGACCACATACTTGAGGAGATTGCGAAGAAAAGGGGCGAGCAGCTCAACAGAGACCAGGGTATCGATCCTAGCTACGATTCCTTCAGGAGGGGGCGCGAATGAAACATCGCGTGAAGAAGCTGCTGAAGAGGCTCAAGGGTCCAGTCTTTATCATCGCTGATGGAGTCAGGTATCCCGTGAACAAGAAGGCCATAGCCGTGATGCGTGCAGAGCGGCTCCCCGCAAGCGCAGTGACGCGAGAGGCTCTAATCACGCTGCACAACAGGCTTGCGTTCAAATCATTTGGCATCAGGAAACCGCTGCATGGTAACATTCCATTTCAGGAGCACTATGAGTCCACGAAGACACCGCATCAAGACCAATCGTCAGATAACCAGAAAGATTGTGTTGCCAAAGGGAGGC